ACCTGAATAAATAGTATACTAAAAACTCGCATTTTTGCCCACTTTTGTGGCCAGTGGCCACTTTTGCCCACTTTGAAAATGGCCACAAAATCGAGTTTTTAGTTAACTCAAAACCCCTTTTTTGATAACAAAAAACCTCTGATGGCCAAAAACCCACTTTTATTTAAAGTTAATACGCGAAAAAAAAAAATAATAATATATAGTAATTAACGAAAAAAAGTGGGCTTTTGGCCAGAGCTAATAAATAGTATACTAAAAATTAATTGATATTCTCAGATCATTTTTGGGCTCTACCAGATCGGTAGGGCCTTTTCTTTTGCTCTTTTTTACTTCGCAAAATTTTCAGGTCCTTTTATGAGAGGGAAGAGATATAAGTGGCGTTTGCTGCTTACTCCCTCTTTTCTTTTTTCTGGATATTTAGAAAGGAGTATCTATTGAGCAAGAAAGAAAACGAGTTCCAACCAGATCTAATCAAAGAATTGGAAAGACTATTCCCTGGAAGCATTGTGACCAAACTCGATTCAAGTCACATTCAAGGCATTCCAGATCTATTGATATTGTACAACGACAAATGGGCTGTTCTTGAGTGTAAGCGTAGTGAGGAGGATCGTAAACACCCAAGACCAAACCAAGAATACTATGTTGACAAATTAAACAACATGTCGTTCTCGAGATTCATCTATCCAGAAAATAGAGAGGAGGTTATAAGTGAACTTCAACAGGCATTCGAATCTTGAGGGGCAACATGCCTTTCTAGGAGCCAGTAAGTATCACTGGATATTTTACGATGAAGCTAAGGTTGCTGAGTATTTCAAGCGATCTCTAGCAGCACAGAAAGGTACGGAGCTTCATGCGTTTGCAGCTCAGTGCATTAGGCTTAGACAAAAACTCCAACCCTCAAAGAAAACTTTAAACAAGTATGTAAATGACGCTATTGGTTACCGAATGACTCCGGAGCAAATTCTCTACTATTCTCCGAACTGTTTTGGTACTGCAGATGCAATAGCGTTTAATGACAAAAAAGGCTTTCTCCGCATACACGATCTTAAGACTGGTGTAGTACCTGGTCACATGGAACAGTTGATCGTCTATGCGGCTTTGTTTTGCCTTGAATACAACTTTAAGCCTGGTGACATCGAATACGAGCTTAGGTTGTATCAATCTGATGACATTTTAGTTTCCAATCCTGGTGTAGATGACATAGCTCCTGTGATGGATAAAATTATTACTTTTGATCGAATTATTATGGATATTCGTAGGGAGGAAGAACAATGAGTCGTAATGACGAATTGATGCACTATGGAGTTGGTAAGTTAGATGGATCACCTGGTCGAGGATCAGGCAGATACCCTCTTGGCAGTGGAGAGAACCCACATCAACATAGTGGTGATTTTATAAGTAGAGTTGAAGGACTTAGAAGAAAGGGAATGAGTGATACAGACATTGCTCGTTCCCTTAATCTTTCTACAACACAGTTTCGTGTTCAGATAGCAATTGCTAACGAAGAACGAAGATCTGTTAATGTTGCTACAGCAAGGCGTCTCAGAGAAGAAGGAAACTCTTTGAATGAGATCGCTAGAAAGATGGGTTATAAGAACGATTCCTCTGTAAGAGCGCTTCTTAACGAGAATGCTGAACAGAGAATGAATCAATCCAAAAAGATAGCCGAATACCTTAAGCAGATTGTTGATGAAAAAGGTATGCTTGATGTTGGTGCCGGTCAGGAACGCTTTGCAGGTGGTGTATCAAGAGTCAAGTTTGATGAAGCTTTGTACAGACTGCAGCTCGAAGGCTATCCTGTTTATGGTGGATCTGTAGAGCAGGTTACCAATCCAGGTAAGAGAACCGTTCTTAAGGTTCTTTGCCCTCCTGGTACTGAACATAAGGACATCTATTCTCTTGATATTCATTCGATCGAAGAATCAAACAAGATCCTTGTAGATGATGGTAATAAAATTGAACCCGCATTCAAGTATCCTGAAAGTTTGGATTCTAGTCGACTTAAAATCAGGTATGCCGACGATCCTGATGGCGGTGTTCAAAAAGATGGTGTTATTGAGCTTAGAAGAGGATGTAAGGATCTTGATCTTGGTGAAGCTAACTATGCTCAAGTAAGAATTATGGTTGATGGCACACACTATCTTAAAGGTATGGCTGTTTATGCTGATAACATGCCGGATGGTGTTGACGTGATATTTAACACAAATAAAAAAGCCGGCACTCCAATGGAAAAGGTTCTTAAAGAGATCAAGCCAGACCGAGAGAACCCGTTTGGTTCATTGATAAAAGAGCGTGGTGGGCAATATTACTATGAAGACGAACATGGTAATAAAAAGCTTGGTTTGATTAATAAGCGTGCTGAAGAAGGAGATTGGTCTGAATACAGTGACAAACTTCCTTCTCAGTTTCTTAGTAAGCAACCGATGAAGTTGATCAACCAGCAGCTTGATCTCACAATGGCTGACCGTAAGGCTGAGTTTGATGACATTATGTCGCTTACCAATAAGACTGTAAAAAGAGAGCTTCTTAGATCCTTTGCCGAAGATTGTGATTCAGCAGCAGTACATCTTCAGGCAGCATCCCTTCCTAGACAGAAGTATCAGGTTATCCTTCCTCTTATGAGTGTGAAAGATAACGAGGTCTATGCTCCTAACTATAAGAACGGAGAAAAGGTAGCCCTTGTCAGGTATCCTCATGGTGGAACCTTTGAGATTCCTATTGTTACTGTTAACAATAAGAACCAAGAAGGAAGAAAAGTAATAGGTACTAGTGCTAAGGATGCTGTTGGTATCAATGCTAAGGTAGCATCAAGACTATCTGGCGCTGACTTTGATGGCGATACTGTAATGGTCATACCTATTAGTGCCAAGTCACAGATCAAATCCACTCCTCCACTTAAAGGATTGGAAGGGTTTGATCCCACTGCTGAGTATGGACCAGATAGTCCTGGTAGTGCTGGTAAGAACTACAAGCGTATGACTGAGGGATACAAGCAGCAGCAAATGGGTGTTGTATCTAATCTCATTACTGACATGACATTGAGGGGTGCTAATGATGCTGAGATAGCTAGGGCTGTTAGGCATAGTATGGTAGTCATTGATGCTGTTAAGCATGAGCTCGACTATAAGAGGAGTGAGAAAGAGAACGGGATAGCCGAACTTAAACGCTCTTATCAGAGGAGGGTAGATGAGAACGGAAAAGAAGTGGGGGGTGCATCTACCCTTATCTCACGGGCTAAAAGTCCCGTCTATGTAGACAAGCGAAGAGGCAACCCTATCATTAATGAAGATGGTTCTCTTAGCTATAAGGTTGCTCCTCCTCAAGCGTTTAAGAATAAAGATGGTACTATAGTTTACAAGAATAGACAGGAAAAGAGCACCCAGATGGCGGAGACCAAGGACGCCTATACCCTGTCCTCTGGTACCAAGCAAGAAAACGCTTATGCTAACTATGCTAACTATATGAAATCGCTTGCTAACCAAGCTAGAAAAGAGATGCTTGCTACAGGAAGGGCCAAGTTTTCTGCTTCTGCAAAAGAAACTTATAGAAAAGAAGTCGATGATCTAATGGCTCAATACAATGAGGCCCAAAAGAACAGGCCTAGGGAAAGACAAGCTCAGTTGTTAGCTAGTAATAAAGTTAAGGCTATACAGCAGAGTAATCCGGACCTCGATAAAGAGGAACTTAAAAAAGTAAAAAACACAGCCTTAAAAGAGGCCCGTTTACAGGTTGGTGCAAAAAGGGTTCCTATTAAGGTAAATGATAGGTCCTGGGAAGCCATACAGAATGGTGCTATTTCTGATAGCACTCTTTCTAGTATGCTTAAATACATGGACTCTGATGACCTTAGAAAGAGAGCCACTCCTAGAGCTACTAGAGAACTAAGTCCTTCTAAACAATCACTTATTAAGACTATGAAAGCTAGTGGTTATACTAATGATGAGATTGCTAATAGACTTGGTGTATCTGCTTCTACCATTAACAAGTACAAATAATAGATCATGCTATATGAGAAAGGAATACTATGGCTTCTGCATTAACAACAGTAGACAATCCTTATGATCCATTAGCAGAGTTCGATAAATGGTTTCTATACGACATTGTTAATGGGTATAACTCTTGTGGTTACTTAGCTAGAATTGCAAGAACAAGTGATCAATTGACTGAGGGGGAGAATCTTCATGAAATTGAACGTGCAATAGATGAAATAGTACTATTGAATCCAACTTTGTACAAAAAAGTAGTTAAGTAACAATAAACTGACGTTTTTATGTAAAAACTAACAAAAACCATAAATATTATAAATATTATAAATAATATAAATAATATAAATACAGGGCGATATATTTATATTTACCGGGGGGAGGGGTCAAAAATTATACCCTCCCCCTTGCAT